GTTGAGTAAAATCAATAAAAAATAACTTAGAATATAGCGCTTAAAATGATTATAGTTATAGCTCCCGCTATAAATCCAACGATAAAATCTCTGTGATATAATGATGATACACTAATTGAATTTTTCCAATGAGTAATCATGTTTTTTATTTTATCCATATAATTAACCTCCTTATTTTACATCGCCCCATGTTGGGCCTTGTTCGTAGTCAACTTTATTTTTAATATGTAGTTTAACCGCATCTTGCATTATAGCAATGATTTTCTGAGCTTGATGATTAGCATCTTTTTCAATGGAGATATCTAGTTCATCATGAACTTGTATATGTGGAATAATACCTTCTTCGTATAAATCTAACATGGCCTGCTTAGTCATGTCAGCCGCAGAACCCTGAATAAGTTTATTTAAAGCTTTATAGGTAAATGCTCTCCTGATTTTATCTTCTCCATATTTAGATTGTGCTTCATGCCAGGTCATGGGAACCCTTAATTCGCCAGGGGCGTATCTTGCTTCTTCCCATTTATCAAATCTACAAATTCTTCCTCCAATGGTTTGTACTTCTCCATCATTCTGTGCGTCTCTTATAAGAGCGGTCATTAACCCTTTTACGAATGGAACACTTTCATGATATTTATCAAATAAATTTTCAGCTTCTTCTTTGCTTTCTAGATTCAAAGATTGTTGGAGTTTAGCTTTTCCCATCCCATAAAATAATCCAAGATTAATTGTTTTGGCTTCCTTACGCTCTATGTTTGCTAAGTCAGCTACCATTTTATGAAAATCCATTTTAGGATCTTTATTATATTTTTCCATCATACTTATTACTGATTGATCATTTTTTAAAGTATTATGTCCCGCTGCGTAGTGTAATACTAATCTAGGTTCTTGTTGGGAATAATCAAAACAACCCCACTTACACCCTTCATCAGGTAGAAATAAACCTCGTATGGTTGGTCCTAGTAAATTATTTCTTGCAGGGATTTGTTGCAAGTTTGGGTTTGAATATGAAAATCGTCCTGTTACAGTTCCCCCTGCGTCGGATCTTAATTGATTTATATCTGCATGAATACGTCCATTATGTTCATGTTTTAAAATTGTATCAATGAAAGTAGTGTGGGCTTTATTAAATTCTCTTGCCTCAGCAATTGCTTTTACGACGGGATGGCTATGTTCTTGTAATGTAGCTCGGGTAAAAGATGGAGCATTACTTTTAGCTGTCCTTTTAAAAGATAAACCAAGTTTATCAAAAACTTTGGCAATACTACGCGCGGCCCATATCTCTACATCTATCCCTGTTTCTTTTTTAATTAATCCCAGTAGTTTATTTTCTCTTAATTGCAATACTTGTTTTAATAAGGCTGCTTTGTCCGTATCTACTCGAACGCCTTTAAATTTCATTTCCACTAAACAAGGGAACAGTTTTGTTTCTAAATTAAAAATATCTTTAAGGTTTTGTTCTTTTATTTGTTTAGAAAATTTTTTAAATAATTCTAATGTTAATTCTGCATCTTTTTCTGCATATGAACCAACCATGGCGGCTGGAAGTTTATACATTTCTGACTTAGCATCAACTCCCGCTTTATCTGCTGCATCTTGAAGTGCCTTTTCATCTTTAACTTTACCTAATTCTGTATATGATAAAGCATTTAAAGAATAATAAAGTCTATTTTCATCCAAGACTGATGCCATCATCATTGTGTCAACTATAATTCCATTGATTTTAATTCCATAAGATTTTAACCAAGATACATCATACATTGCATTATGAAATATTTTAGGACATGGGAGAGCACAAATATCTTTTACCCATTTCATCACGGACTCTTCTTGAAAAAAATTACCTTGTTCGTGGCCAAAAGAATAGTAACCCGACCAACCTTCCACGGCTACAGCTACACCTATAATTTGACCATCTTTTCTTATTGCACCCGAACCCCGTTTTTTAAGGCCTGGATCTTTGGTTTCTAAATCAATTGCAATATAAGGATATTTACCTAAGTCTTTAAATTCTTGAGGTGAATTCCACATTTCTTCGTTAAATAAGTTCTCCATAGTCCCTTTCCAAAATCATTTCTAAATAATGTATTGCTTTTTTAATGTCGTCCTGTTTTCCTTTCTTAGAATGTCTACAAATATATTTTATAGCGTTCCCTTCAGCAAAAAGCAATCTATTTTGGTTTATAAACTCAGCGGGTTGAATTTTAAAATCTTGGTAGTGGTCTCCTTGAATTTGTTTATTTAAAGATTTATATGACATAACCATTTCTTTCTGATCTTAATATATAAAGTCTTTGTTTGGTTCTGGTTACTCCTACAAAAAATAATCTATGTTCATTATCCGGTGAATTTTCAAACTCACTTTCTATAAAATTAGATTGGTATTCATCTGCTCCCCAATCTGTATATAAAACTACATTTTCACATTCTTTTCCTTTGGAACCGTGTAAAGTCATTATACTTATGTCAGCCTCTTTCATTAAATCATCTCCATTTTTTATTAAATATTTCATAAAATCTTTTGTATCCTCTGGAAAATCTAAATGTTCCCAACTTCCCTCAACGAGTAAACCATGATTCGTTTTTAATTCTTCTAAGGTAACGGAGTCTAAAGAATCTAACGTTTTCCCACTGGAAAAACCTCTTGTGATCTGTTTTAGTTTTACTTTTAAAAAAGCATACATCACTTTTACATCTTTAACATTTATATTTGCACCTTGATTGAGTCTAATCCAAGTCCTGTAGGCAGTCATAACTTCTTTTAATAAATAAGAAGCACCTGAGTATTCATATCGTAGTCCTTTCATATATAAATGTTCTTGAGCTTGACCACATAATTTATTTGTCCTTGCTAATATCATCCACTTCCCTGATGAAAAATCTATATCTTCTATAGCAACATTATTAAAAACTTCTCCCTCCTCGTCTCTCGCTTCCCAATTCTTGCTTCTTCGTTCTTCTATTCTACCTAAAATTTGTAAAGCTACTCGATGCACGCTTCTCGGGACCCGTCTCGACTGTATTTGCTCATCAATAACTCCTTTTAAATTTATAAATGTAGTCGCTTCAGCACCTTGAAAACCAAATATAGTTTGGTCGTCATCACCAGCGATAAATGATCTCTGAGTTTTCTTTTCAATTTCAAAAAACATATCCCATTGTAAAGCGTTCAAGTCTTGGGCTTCATCTAAAAATACTACATCAAAAAGTTCATCTTTTCCTTTTATTTTATCAGTGAACATTTTTATCATGTCATAAAACTCAATGACTCCTGTTTCTTTTTTATATTGGTCGAGGGAGGCATCTATTTGCTCTGCTTTATAGATATCATCCCAGCCAGCTAATCCTTTTTCAACGGCAGCTTCTTCTAAAGATATTTTTTTATTTTTAGCATAATCTCTAACATCTAAAATTTTATCTTTAAATCTAGGTTTGCCAGTTATTGGGTCATAGGTAACATCTGTCTTTAGCCCAGCTGCCATCGGCTCATATAATTTAAATTGATTCCATTGACTGTTCCCTTTTAAAAGTTTAGCACCAACATCTATTCCTAATTCTTTTACTCCAAGGGCATGCATGGTTCCGATATATCCTATTTTTTTTCCAGGAAATAGTTCAGCGAATCTTTCTTTGGCTTCTTCTGCAGCGGGTTTACTGAAAGTAATATAACAAATTTTTTCAGGATTAGTTTTTAACTCATTTATTTCTCTCAACATATAATGATTTAATAATCTATATGTTTTACCGGTTCCGGGAGGACCAGGTATTATTGTTCTTTTGTTCTTTTCCATGCCGGCTCCTTGCTCTCTGGCAGTGATGGTGCCGGAGTATTTGATTTTATTGTTGTGATTTTAAAACAACGTACAGTTTTATTGTTAATTTTTAACCAATCTTCTATTAAATCTAAACTAACTTCAGCTTGTAGTTTTTGAACTACAAAATTTTTAGGATACCTTTTATCAGGCCATTTATTTTTAATTAAATATCTCCAAAAATCTTTCATCTTAAACCAGCTGTACCCATCTTCAGTATATGGTACACCTCGTTGTATATCATTAATACTTTTACCATTTATTTTATTTATAAACTCTTCTAAATACTCCATCATTTGATTGTCTATTTTTAGATCATCGGTAGCTTTTGTATCTGTTTCTTCCTTCTCTGCTAAAAGTTTAATTAACATTTTTCTCCATAGCATTTTTGCCATAGGCATTTGGGGCCGACCTATTTGTTCTAAACATGCCATCGAGAAGTGATCCGGGTCATGTAATGTTTTAGTATCCACTGACACTGTTTGCCCATCTATGTCACAAAAAAATAAAGGGGGATCGGAATTGTATTTTCTGATGCTCGTTATAGTTTGCTGAGGTTCCTCTCCATCTCCTACCCCAAACTTTCTTGTTACACATACTTTAGAATTACAGAAGGATACAAGGGGTTCATTTTTACATTTATAAAAATATTCTCTAGTTTCAACAGAATTAAATATAACTGTAACCTCACTAGGGACAATCGGTGGATTAAAGTATTTTGTATTATAATAACTTAATTTTTCTTCTCTAGTTTTGGCATTTTCATGATATCTTTTTTTAACATACACAGCTACATTATATAAAGTGTCATTTCTAATTCCTGTACTTACCCCATTTTTTAATAATGTAATAAGACATGGTGGCATTTCTAAAAAATCATCTTCTCCCGTATCATTTAACTTTAAGTTTTTAAAATCCTCTACACTTAAAACTGTTTTATCATAATGATCAAAAAATTGTTCTACTTCAAGAATTGGATTGCCTTCAAAATCAAATGCATACCGTACTGTATTTTTAATGTTATGGTATGGTAGATTTAAAAAACTACCTACATCATTCTGGGTTATCTTTTCTTGTTTAGGAAATATTTCTGCTCTTGCGTGCCCAATCGCTGCTGCAAACTCTTTTAATTTATTTCGCATCATACTCGCTTGAACAGGTTCTTTTACAAATAAAAATAAATGAGCACCACCAGACTTTGATCTAAAGACAGTCAGAGGTATTTGTTTACGTTTTAAATCTTGCGCTATCTGTTTATGATTCAATGGATACACGTCCCAGTCAATGCATCCCCATATGCAAGTATTATTTGATCTAATAGGAATAATACCTAAAGCTGGATCAGATCCGTTTAAATGATCCATCCACATTTGATCTGTCGCAGATCTTTGAATAGTTTTAGAGACGACTTCGTTTTTCCCATCGGCTCTTATCTCCCCTGTTTTACGGGTTACACCATGAGCTTTATCTGAACCTTCAAAAATACTTTTAAATTTTTTTAATACTTTCATTTATTGTAATTATTACGTAGGCGCCTCCAGTCTCCCTTCAGCGCCTACTATTCACACTATTTGCCGGCGAAAGAGTTGTGAAATTTTTTAGCTCTCTCATAAAGTGATTTGTCATTTACGACATTACCTCTCACAACATTCCAACCATACCATTGATTACCTTTCCCACTGTTTAAAACAGAAGTTAAAGTATACATATGACTGTAAGTTGCAGGAGTGTATGGTCCATTTTTGCCTTCAAGTGTAATTGAAGCCATCATGGAGTTCCATTTTCTACTCACTTTACCCTGAGAAGAACTCATAGAAATGAGTGCGGGTTCTGGACTCACTCCATTAATCAAAACAAAGTGTTGACCAACTGTAAGAATGTAATTTCCATTCTCTAGACGATCTTTCCCTGATTGATCTTTGGTAGTTTTAGTAAGTATATCCGAACTTGCATCAAAGATGTTTTCGGGTCTACCTGAACCTGTTCCAAAATCTGCCCATTCTTGAAATTCAAGTTTGTAATAGCAGGGTACAACCTCTATTCCCTTAGCACCATCATAAGTTTTTTTAGTCACAGTGTTAAGGAACATACCTGGGTCTGCACCTTCAACGTAATTTTGATTACGCTTCTGTGCCTCTCCAGATCCGTTTTGTAAAAGTTTAAGAATTGGTAAAGCCAGATTTTCTGTCTTTACATTTTCTAAACCTTTGGCCGCATCATCCTCAAACAAAATGTCTGATGGAAGATTTTCTTTTTTTATAGTTACTTGTTTCTCGTTACTAGTTTCCATAGTTATCTCCTTTTTATTTTTGTACTGTTACCCGAGTAGATTTTAAAAATGTCAGAAGGCATCTCAAGATTGCTCTCAAGACGCTCTCTGACTAGCGCTTTCAGAGTCACTGCATGAACAGTTTCGCGCTGTATCGGTTCAAAACCTTGACCCTTAGCAAGGTCAGCATATTGCTGAGCCTTGTTATCTTCGTCCCGACCAAAGGTAACAGTGATATCATTTTTAATAATATCACCTAGGCCGTTATCTCGAAGAAATTTAAAAGCTTTTGCTTTTCTATCAAAAAAGTCGGAATCGTTTTCACCTCTCCCTTGTGATATAGAAGCATAATAAAATGGTTTAATTTCCACAGACTCACCATCTTTAAGCTTTAATTTTGTAATATTCATTTCTTGCATCATCTTGGGTATTTCTACTTCAGATAATACTTTAGCTTGCTCTTTTAATTTTGAAATACTTTTTTCTGCATTAGAAATTTCGTCTTCAATATTTTTTAATGCAATAACTTTTTGAGATAGACTCGCCGCTGCATCTATTTGATTTACAGATTCTATTCTATCATCTTCATAATCTATTTTCATATAATTCCTTTCATAAATTATATATAATCCTAGACTTTTGATTTGTCAAGTTTAATTTTTAAATAAATCTATTTCTATGGCGTAGTAAGTCTTTTCTTGTCTGTCCCACTTCAGGAATTTAAATTTCCCATTGGTAATATCGGACACCACTGAGCATACCACACCTATTGTGGCTGGGTCCCCTGATAATAAGAGGTAATCTTCTGAAGTAAAATCTTTTAGAAGAGTTCTAAGTTTGTGAACTAATGGTCCTGGAGATAATATCATTTGAGAGTACATAGGTAATAGAGTTTTTATTTCTCCATACTTAGAGGCCCCCAGAACATTATATTTAGGTTTCCCGGTTTCTTTATCTATAGGTATTTCTTGTGTTAAATAAACTTTCGCCATTGACTTTCTCTTTTTACTCTATATATCTTTTTTTACACAGAAAGCAATGATTATATCTCATAAACATAAATTAATATTTATTAAACCACTTAAAGTAGCGGGTACTTCTTTTGAATTAGCTTTAAGAGATTATTGTGGCCCCGATGATATTATTACACCATGCACCCGAGACGATGAAAAAATTAGTCGTGAAAGAAATAGGTTTC